CATAAATACTAGCTGCTGTTTTGGCATAAGCACCAAGACGTATAGCCTTGCCTTTCTCTCTAGCACCTGATGCACTTAACTCATATTTACGCCTATTGCTCATACCCATGAGTTTAATCGCATTTATATCTTTCTTGGCTAATCTTTCTTCATCATTTCTTAGTGCAGTAATTGTTTGAGATGTTCCTAATGCTACACCTTGGCTAGCCATAGAAGAACCTAATGAAGCCAACTGCTTTCTAAGTTGAGTATCACGCTCTAATGCTTGTTGATCAGCTTGAATGGATGCCATCTCAGCTTGTTCTTTATAAGCTTGCTCTTCCATTTTGGCAGCACCAGCTGCTTTATTAGCTGCCGCTAAACCAAGGAATACACTAGCAATTTGCATTTGTACGCCCATTACACTTCTACCTCTAGCAATAGGCCATTGATTGTGAGTGGCAATGGCTGGTCTTGTGTTATTGTCACTGTACCTTCTTTACCCCAACCCAGTAAATACACTTCCTTACGTTCTGTTATTGGGGTTGGTTCGAGAGAGAAGTCATCTGTAACTCGTCTAATAAGAATGTTTGTACCTTTTGTTTTAACATCAAGAGTTTCATTTAAATCAAGAACAGCACGAACAACTCTACGCTTTTGACCAACAGATATACCGTCACTTAACTGAAACTCAGGAGGAAGTGTTGTAAGTTCTGGTGTAAAATTAAGCCCTATCTCAACGCTAGTAACAGCATCTGTTAGCGTAAGCTGACCACTTCCATTTGTTGTGTAAGTTCCCATAGAATAGTTACCAGACTTGACAACAACTTGAGTGTTGGGCAAATGAGCAACTGTCCAGTTTTTTGTCGCTGAAGCAGTTTGTTTAGATGCACAATCTGTATGGTATGTATTGTCTAGAAGCTCCAAGTTAGTAACTGTTGAGTTATTTATAGTTCTCTCAACAATAGAATAAACTTGTCGGTTTACGTTGACTAAATTCTTAAAATTACCTTGTGTTGACCATTCACACCAACCTTGTAGCTGCTCTTTGCGAATAGACATAAAAACAGGCATTTTGCCATCACTATTTACAAGATATAAATATGCTTCTACTTGGTCTTGCGCTTCACGCTGAGAAATCATTTGAGAAGGCACACCTATTATGTGAGGAGACAACAAAGTAAGTGCGTCAGCATTATAAGCTTGGCTTATGTCAGAATAGACAAATTCTCTAACTGCGCCTTTAGATTTAGTAAGAAAAACCAAAGCACCATCAAAATCAGAAGCAACAACCTCTCCGCTGCCGTAAGAAGTTTGTTTTTTAACTGATATAGTGGATGGAGTAAGCGGTCTGTTTTCTGAGGTAGGAACATATAATTCTTGCTCCGATGTAAATATGACTAAATGTCTAAATGAAGCCAAAGACTTGATTTCTGATATTTGATTTTCAGCTATCTGCACTTGTATCGATTCGTCATCTAATCCAGTGCCAACATCAAAGTTAAAAAACTCTCCAGCTTTAGACATAAATAAGTGATTAGGTAAATCTCTCGAACCACCAAATATTAGTCTTTGATCATGAAATGTAACAGAACGAGCAAACCCTTTTCTTGTAGAGAAAACCTGTTCTTTAAATGTATCTCTTGCATTCGTATTGGCTATTGCAGCACTTAATGTTCCAGTAACATTCTGAGCATCTGTAAAAGCAGTAATTGATATCTGAACAATAGTTCCAGCAGAATCTGTAAACTCTATCTTTTCACCAACCATATTGCTGCTAAATAAATCTGCACTTGCTTGAAAGTTTTGTGAAGCAGTAGTCGTTGCAGCAGGGGTTATAGTAATTGATGGAGCAGAAAACCTAAAAAATGGCTGAAATGTTTTATTATCAGAAACATCAAAAGCATAATCAGTTCTATCAAACGTATCCACTGCTGTACGAGTAAGCTTTTGCATAGCCATGTCTTTATGAACAACAATCATTGTATCCCCAGACTGAGATACTCTTAACTCACCAATCATAGCAGTTGTCCAAGGACATCCTGTTATTGTTTGAGTAATTACTGTTGGTGCAGTAACATCTATAACTTCCAGCTTTGTATTTGAAAAAAGCAGTATGTAAGCTTCATCTTCATCAAAGATATAAGCTTCAGACTGATAAGTTGTGTTGGTCAATGTTTGAAGAAAACGGAAACCACCTCTGCGCCTTATGCCACCCTGAGATAGCATACGAAAGTTACGGAGCTTTTTAGTTCCGTTTTTATAAGCGTTAGCATCAACCCTTGAGGACAGTAAGGGCGTTAGCTCTCCTGAGGTAAAGTTTGTGTAGAACTGACGAAGCAGTGCCATTCATTATGTGCCTTCTATGTTTTGATAAATACCGTTACCAAGTCTGGCACGATGGTATCTGCTTAATCTTAGATTTTGATTAGTTACCTGTTGTGAATCCCTGGCTTTGGCTCTTCTAAACTGACCTTCTGCAAGCTGTGTATAAGACTGAGCAATGTCCCCCTTACGAGTAACAGACAATGCAAAAACAGAAGCCAATCTAAATATAACCCACATAGTAAATGTAGGAGGCCAATACTGCGTTTCTGGTCTAAACACATAGTTCAGAACAACATCATCATCTTCCTCTGCATTGATATAAACATACCTTTCGTAAATATCATAAGACTGAGGAACGTCATCAATGGTTACAGTTTGAACTTGTATAACATCAGGATTAGTAGGTAATGCATACGCAGCATCCCATCTATCTACAGGAACATCTGAAAGCCTAGATAATGTTTTTTGACCTGTTGCAAAATTCCATGTGTGCTGACCAAGGCAATCACTAACAACATCTTCAAATATTGTGTTAGCAACAAGTGCTTCATCAGTATTATCTGTAAATGAAGTCAAAGGCTCTAGTCCAATCATGACCATAGCCTTTTGTGCAACCTCAATATCTGTAGATGGAGTTGTCGGCATTAGTAACCTCTACCGCCCTTACGCCCTTTTTTCTTTGTCTTCATTTTTCTTTCCTTTCTTAGCAGCTAGGATTTTCTTTTGAAGTGCTGGTGGGAGAGTCTTTTGTTTTTTAGTTAAACCATTACCACCATTTTTACCCATATGTTTCATGTTACGCCCTTCCCAAGAGTGACACCCTTACCAAAAGTTACTTTATGGCCTTTGACCATTTTCGTTTTTAGCTTGGGTGAAGGGGCAGCTTTCACTGCCTCCTTCTTTGTAGGTTTTTTAGCCATTATCGGTTATCTGTTGCCAAGCTGGTAATATTACCCGTATCAACAGTTCCGCTAGCATTTTCAATTACCATTGCTATACCAAAACCATTTGATGAATTTACGAAGATAACATCTCCTACGTTCATCTCTGATGCAGCATCATTGAAGTAACCAGCACCATCAATAGCATCACTATTGTCTGCTGTTGAGACATAGTGCCAGATATGAAAGCCGTTACCGCTGTAATTGACAAGAGAAAGATTTGCTTTTGCGAATGCCATGATTCTCTCCTAATTCTTCAGCTCAAGTTCAAAACAACCTTCAGCATCGATTAAGGTCGCATTCATTTGCATTTTGTTCAATACAAAGTATGAATCCTTATCGTTGTGATATTGCATATTAGAACTTACGTCTGCGCCAATAGCGTGACCAACAGAACCAGAATGATAAGCAAAACACTTTCTATGTGTTGTGCCAGCAACACCTGATCCATTTGTGGCAGTTAATCCTGAGAACGGCATCCACATAAAGCCAAGCCAGTTTTTAGCTGTCATGGCATTCTTGAATGGCAGTTCAGCTTCTCCGACATAGTTTGTTCTTGAGAACTCATCAATGTCTAATAGCTGTGACCACTGTTCCCAGCCGACAACAACATAACGCTGACCATCATCAGGAACACTGTTATTGCCAAAAAGCTCCATAAGACCGAAAGCCCAAGCCAATGTAATGCCATTAGATGTTTCATTATGTGTTGAGGTTGTTGTATCCATAGCCGCAAGAATCAAGTCATCTGTCTTACGACCAAGTGCATAAGCACCTGACTGTTGAGCAACAAGCATTTCGTCATGGTTAATGCGTAGCTGATCTAAATCATCTATCCATTCACCTGCGAAAAAGTCCTCAACGGTTACGGAAACATTTGTGTGTGCAATGTTCATAGGAGCGACATTACCATGTCTCGCCTTGGACGTTGCAAAACCCTTACCGATTTTTTGAAACGTGGTTTTGTTCTTAACACCGTTCACTGTGCGAACAGTATTACGAAGCTTTGACCCCATGCGTTGGTACGCCATGTGGACGCCAGATTCAAACTCCTCGATAAAGGAGGTAGAAATAGTTGGTGTTGCCATAACACCCTCCTTTTACAAGTTACACTACATTTGTTCTATCTGGTTATCCATCAACGCAGGGTCCGAAGATTGTCCATTGCCTTTGGGCCTTCTAGTAACATTACATTTTCACAACTAAACGCTTTAGAAAATTCACATTATCCATTGCGTCTGCTGTACTGATGAAAACCCTGACGTACTTTTTGAATAAACGCAGGGTCTTTTTCCTTCCAGTATTTCGGGTCATTCTGCATTGCTCTTAGATCATCTTTACTAAGAACTTCCTGAAATTCTGTGTCGGAAGTCATGTTAAACTGAGGCTGACCATTCAATTCCATCAGTTCTTCAAATAGTTTAACCATACCAGCAGAAGCTGGGATATTAGCAAATACCTCGTATGCATCTTCACTAAGATTCTGATGCGCCCATGAATCTGCTCTTTCTAAACGCTTGTCAGCATACTCGCCAAGAGCTTCTGACTCTACATTCCAATCAGGTCCACGAGTAGCATCTACTTGTATGTATTCATTCATAAGCCCATCAAATTCTTCTTGGGATAAACCATAAGAATGTGCTGTAGCACGAAACCAATCTACCATAGGGTCATCATCTGCCACAGAATACTCTACACCTTCTGGTGCATTAAAGTTTAATTCATAATCAGCAGGGCTAATAGGCGCACTGCTGGTAGCTTCCTCATTGAGTTCACCAACAATTTGATTGCGTAGTTCTTCTTTGCGTTTGTAAAATTCACGTTCTAATTCGTGATAGCTGTTCGCTAGTTCTTCTGGACGCTCAAATTTTTCTGGAAGCCAATCTGGTCTTTCTTGAGTAACTTCTTGAGGTTGCTCCGACTCTCCAGCCTGAACCTCTTCAGTTTGTACTTCTGCGTTTTCTTGTAGTTCTTCTGACATTAACAATCCCACTTCCTTAGTGCTTTGTTGATACGGCTGTTAGGGTCATTAGCCGTCTTTTTAGATGTAAGCTTCTTTTTCATACCCATCATACGCTTACAAAAGCTTTTACGTCTAGCTGCGGCTTTTGGCGAACGCTTTGCTTCTTTAGCAGATACAGGTCTCTTGATGTTCTTCCCCTGCCTACGAAGGCTTGCTCTGCCTTTAGCATTAAGACCTCCTTTTGGGTCTTTGCCTTCTTTGCGTTGCCATGCTGGTGATTTAGCCATCTACGTCCTCGCATAAGTAGGTTTCTTGCCACCACCACTAGGATTAGTAGCACGTTTACGTCTAACCGCTGCTGTCTTCTGTGCTTTGGTCATAGATGCAGCTTTAGATGCTGGTACACATTTTGGGTATTTTCTGCCATCACCCATTTTTCTACCGCACTTTGGATGACTTCCATCCTTATTCTTAGTAGATATATCACGCCAATCTTCATTAAACCACTTGGTTAGACTCATGCGTATCTGCCGCCCATTTTCTTATACTGCTGAACAAGCTGACCTGATGCATATGCACTCGGCCATTTCTTTACTCTTGCCTTTACTATAGCTTTTGCTTTTGCATATAACTTTGGATTCGTTGGTTTACCAGACATTACTTACCTACCTTCTTCATAGCCAACTTATGTGCCTGTGTGAATGTACTACCATCCATCATTTTCTTTGTCATAAAATCCATGTGCTTTTTGGTATGATGTTCAGAGTGACGCTTCATCGTAGCTTTTTGTCTTTTTGTCAGTTCTTTAGTCATGCTGCTTTCTACCCTTCTCACACCTAGCTTTCATAACTGCAACTACCCATCTAGCACCTTCGGCATGAGCTAGAGTTTCGATTCCAGTTCCCGCAGGATATATGTTATTCGTTGTGATCGACTCCAAGTATTGTAAAAAATCTTTTCCGATACCGCTGCCGAACAAACCATAGGCTTTACTATTAAGGTCTTCGTCAACTTCTTTGCGATACCCACGACCATCGATTGAGACATTTATTTTCTCCTTCATTGCGGCATTTGTCCCTGCTGCATTAACTGCTGCAACATTTGAACATTATCTTGTACTTGGCTTTGTTCCGCTAGAAGTTCTTCTTTAATACCAAACTTTTGTGCTAAGAAACGTATAACCATTTCTTGATTATATAGAACAGGAGTAATCTCAGGCCCGAAAGTGGATGCAACAGTTTGTTGGAATCTTACAAAATCAGAAACGTCTTGCTGGTCTTGCGCTCTGAGCAGGGGAGAGACTGGCACAATACGCAATTCACGACCATCCACCTTCGGGATGTCCAACAGTCCCTGCTTTGTGTAGATATAGATCAGGCGTTCTACCAGAGGCTGAAGGAACTCTTTTTGCATTCGACCAGCAACAGCACCCATATCACGAGCAACATCAGCAAGCCTTTCGGAAACTTCGGTGGCCGATAGTGGGGTTCGAGCATTCGGGCGAGTATCAAGTTCATCAATGAACAATGCCTTTCTTACATTACGTCTCATATCATCGATGACAAGTTGTGCTACGTCAAAGCGACCAGCACTTTGCAAACTCTCTATGGAAGAGCCAGGGCTTCTAGGTATAAAAGTGCCGGGCTGTATCGTAATGTTATCAGGGTTAAAAACGCCATCATCATCGTAGACATAAGAACCAGCAATAGCCATTTCAGCATTTTCAAGAATCAACTGTACTGTTAAATTTAATGTTTTGATTGCTGGCATTGCTTGCAGCACAGGACCACGACCCCATACTTCAAAGCCTGACTTAGACCAGCGAGTCGTAATCCAAGGCTGAGAACCACGACCCTTGAGTCTTTCTTTAATCAGAATACAGTTATCTGTTTCTGAAATAAGATAGTAAGTATACTCATCCTTAAATCTATCCTGTTCATCATAAACAGTTGCTTCAACAATTTTTGTTTTGCGTTTAGGATTACGCTTTTGCTCACTAGCCATTTTTTCAGTATACTTAGCTTTTGGATAGCGATGCTTAACCTCAGTAATATCCATGTAGTCATTCCAGCGAAACCAATCTGACACACCATCCATGCGGCCGGGAAGTAAAGCCAAATTAGTAGGGGGAACAGATGAGAAGTGTAAGTCACCTTGAAAACGACCTTCTTCACACAATAGGTTCATTGTACCAATGCCAAGGTCTTGCAATCCCTCATGCATCTCAGCATTAAAGTTTGAGTTGCGTAAACCCTCATGCAGCAAATCTGTTATCTTATCTAATTCTTCTTGTAAACCAGAACCCATCATTTCCTTGGGAAACTCGGGGCCGGGTTGTAATCTGAAAGCACGACCATTTGGAGGAAAGAAACCAAGTTGTAAACGACTAGCAAACTTAGGCAAACCCACCACAGCAGTTTCGTCATAGATATTTTCTGTTCTACGAGATGCTTGAGATTCCTGATAGAAAGACTCACGATGAGGAAGAACGTAATCATATATCTCTTCCCATAAATCTGACCAAGACATCCAGCGAGACTTTGCCTTCTTGTATCGGTCCATGACCCTTTTTAATTCTTGCTCTTCATTAGAGCCAGATACTGCTGGGGCAAAACTTGAGTCAGTGTACATATTAATACCTTATTGATTTACCTTTGGAAGGAGAGCTTCCCATATTTCTTCTAAATCCTGTAAATCCTTCCAAGTTTTCGTCTTGCAAAGACCTAGTTCCAAGAAGATTGCTACGCTTTTTTCTTTCTTGGTCTTTTTTCCTACGCTCTGCTTCAAGCTTATCTCTTTCAGCTTGCTCTTTAGCAGCTTTTTCTGCGGCAATTTGTTCTGCGGATTTTTGTGGCATTTTAGGTTTTGAGAATATCGAACCCATTTGAGTCTCCTTGTTCTTTCTCGAAGATGTGCTGATGTCCTTGTCTACGCAATTCACAATAGAGTTGATAAGGTGTAATAATCCACCATTTATTTATTCCAAGAAAGTGTTTTACAAAAGAAACACAGTAAAGCCAACGTGGGAAATATATGGCAGATTTAGTTCCTGTTGCGTCAACACAAGTAGCATATTCAATTAGAGAACCTATAAGAAAGTCTGAATCACCCTCTTTGTAAACATCAAAAACCATACTTGTGCTAGCGCACTCAGCTTTTAACCAAACTTTGGCTTTGGGGTCATAATCTACTATGTAACAATGATTAAAACCCTTACGCCAGAATGTAAATAACCTCCATGTGCCATAATTCTGGCTTTCACAAAAGCAAACAATCATAAACCAGCAACTCTTCTTCCTCTAGCTAATCTGGCTTTTCTCTGTCTGGACAAAGGTGAGCCAACCCTTTCAACGGTTGTATGGGAAGCGGACTTCCCTAAACCGTACACCACTCTCCGTCCTTCACCACCACCTAATAACGCATATTGTAAGGCGTCATGTATATGTGAGAACCGATTCTTGCTAGGCCGTTCATCATATCTCTCACTGCCCATATTGTAAGTGCGCTTGTATTGGTATCCACCCTCAAAGCCAGCAATCAGAACTGTGCAGCTTGGGCTAATTTTCATTGATGGGTAGCCATCTGTCATTCGATTAAGAACACCCTCAACCGCTTCAACACGCATAACAGCATCATTACTTGGTGCAGGATAAGCATTTATGCCTGCCGCCCTGAGTATCATAAAGGGCGTTTGCTCTGATGTTTGTGCCATCTGATTACCAGCAGGATCACCTATAAACTTCAGTGTGTGTTTTTCCCAGTCGTTTCTGCTGATTTCTCGTTTGAGAACTTCTGCGAATCGTCCAGCCCCCATATCTTGCCCGATGACTTCGTGAAAGACTGTCCAGCGTCCTGAGTGCAACTGTTGTGTAAAGATTGCCGATGGCGTGCGGCCAAAGTCGATGCCGACAATAACTTCAATCCCATCAATCGGTTCGATTGGCGATGCAGCAACGTGGCTCTCCTTTCTAAAAGATTGGTAGACAGCTTTACCGTCCATAAGAGCTTGGTACTGATTTAGCACATAAACCTTAATCCATTGGGGCGTTTTGCCTAGAATTATTTTCTCATAGTAATCTGACTGTAAATTTGGCGTATTTTCAGCCTTTTTGTTCTTTTCGTAGCCTAAAAGCTGACCATTTTCGTCTTTTTTCTCTTTCATAGCCCCTTCTTGAGCAAAAAATGTCCAATCATCGGGCTTTACAAGCAAAAGTTTTTCTTCTGAGGCCATATATTCGGGTGCTGGCACTTCACCAGCCATAATTCCCCACCAATGTGTCTCATCTGGGGAGTTTGTGTCCATAATTACCCCATACCAGCTAGGACCACCATCTCTCATAGACGGAAAACGACCACAGCGCATGGTGCAAGCGTCAACTATAGACTTTGGAAGCTCTCTTGCTTCATTAAGCCAAACACCAGTTAATTCAAGAGACAATAGCTTTTTAACATCTTCTTGCTTGTCTAAAGCCAAAAATATGACTTCACATTCAACAGATGTTTTATCGGCAAGAGAGAAGTTGACAAGATGTGTATACGGAGGAGACCACACAAACTTGCCAACTTCATCCCCGAACCAATCCCGCCACGTCTTAATAGTCGTGGTTTTCAGTTGGGGATTGGTATTACGAATAACTGCCCATCGTGTTCTGCGTACCCCAGCAGAATTAGGGGCTTGATTGACAGCCCTCCGCATTATTTCCATGCAACACGTTACAGACTTCCCAGAGCCAACTGGGCCTCGTATTCCACGGACAAACGATTCATCCTTCATAAATGCCTTGGCTATAGGGCCAGGGGGTTTATAGTCTAGATTCATATCAATAGAACTGTCGTGTCTTTTGTCCCATTTGACCTTGTGCTAATAAACGTCTCGCAGCAGCACTCGGACCACTGCCTGCCTGTCTTCTAGAATCTCTCTTTCTTTTAGAAGTTTGATTTGAATCGCCATCTTCTGGACCAAATAAAGTATCTAACTCAAAATCAGTCATTGTTTGACCAGCTTTAAATCTACGCTCAACTTCTAAAGCTTTTTGGTAATTAACCCTATCTCCTGTGCTTGGAGTGCCAGTGTTAGCGTATGAAGGTGTCTTTCCAGTATCTCTGTCAATCCTCACAGCGTATCTGTCACCTGTTTCGTCTGTTCTAAAACCAACTCCACTTTCCCGCTCTGAGCTAGTATAATTTGTACTTGGGCCTACAGAAAAAGGGTTAGATGATCCAGAACCAGCCATTGGCTGAGATAAAGCATCAACTTCCCTACCGCCTTGTGCCTGTCTGCCCTTCCTAGTTTTTTTCGAAATCTTGTTTCCGCTATACGTTACTCCAACTGGTCCTCTCGAACCTCCACCACCGCTTGGTGACTCACCGCCCATAATTACCTCCTATGATAAAAAATATTTTGGCTTTGTTAGCTTATTAAAGTCTATTGCGTGTGCAATTCACCTTCTTATGGATCAGTGCGAGTTTTTTAAGGTCGGTGTTCATCATGGCCTATACGAGCATTGGGACCCATACTAGTCTACGTTGAAGTTTATCTGTACAGCGGTGGACGGAGTCCGCACAACGTCCTGTCTGAATCCTGCCCTGTCCATCAGGTCCTTGGCGGCTTCGAGCCTGACGTACTGAGACTTGCTGCCCAGCAACTCACGCATAGTTGCCATTGCTTGTGTGGCGTCCCATCCCAAAGTCATCATAGCCAACTGCTGTCGGTATTCGATAACGTGTTGTTTCTTCAGTGTATTGTACGCCCAAGCTTTATTCCTACCCAACTGCTGCGCTGCTTCACTGGGGTTGCAACCGTTATGCAAGATTGCATGAACCAACTCTGCTTGGCTTTCCGTCAGTTTCTCGTTCCCAACTTGTGCAGCAGGGGCGTGTTTCTCGATGTCTTCCATCGGAACAATCCCTGCTTTGTATTTCTCTTGTTGTGCTGTATTTGCTTTTGTCATATCCGTGGGCCAATCACTGCGTCTACGGACGATTATACATACCAATCTCAACTAGCTGTCAAGACACATTCTGCAAAATCGGGGCTTTGCCGTCCGTTCGCTTTACAGCGAATGTCCTCATCATAGTTTGCTTTTGGCTTTTTGTATGATGAGGACGTTGACTTTCGACCCCATCGAGGGGTTCGTAAGTCAATCACCTAACGGCCGTTTTTTGCGTCACTAGCAAGTATACAAAATTAAGTTCGGTTGGGTGATTGTCTTCCGTTTCGTTGGCGATCCAGTAGGTCGCCTGCCACTCACACTCCAGACTATCACTAGCTTACCTTAAGCTCGACGTTAATTTTCCATGTTGCTAGTGGGCAAAAAGCCGTTGCGTAGGTTCCTCTTCCGCACAACGGCATCGAGCCGTTGCTTGGAATTTGTCTTAACAGACGGTCTAGTTGTCTCGGGCAAGGAATGCCCGAGTGTCGGCGGGGCCGACCCACACACACATTTATTTTTGCGAGATTATACCTGCGGTTTTAAACTACTCTCACCTCTAAGTTGCGACATCCAGCTCGCAAGCTGGTGTCTCACGTAAGAGGCCAACAGGCGTCCGCTAAAGAACCTTGCTACTGCAGGTATGAGTAGCAAGAACCTTAATCTCAAGCACAAAAAAAGCAAGTTTATTTAATTGAGTCGAGACGTAGCTCGACATGGCATCTCTTTTTTTCCGTAAGTCTCGTCTTTAAGAAGGGAAAAAAAGAGATGAGTTGTACTACTTCCTTTCAAGGGGGTGAAACCCCTTTTGCGCTTGCACCTGTTCGAGAGCAGTTTGGGTGGTTCGCAATCACGCAAAAACAAACGTGTGTGTTCTTTTAATTGTCATTCGTAAAGGAGAAATTGACATGACTATCAAAGATAACATTGAGACTGTTGAGTACATTGATGACATCTATCCATCACATTTTGACGAACATGACATTGTTCGTTGCGAGATACAGGAGGCTATCCAATCTGGTGATTGGGACAGAGCAAGACAACTTGCTTCACTTATCGACATTACAATTCAGTAGGAGGCTGATATGACTTTGACTAAAGACTTTGATATGGACATGGCAATTCGTGTCGAACTCACTAACTACGATTACGTCAAGCTTATGCTTAAGGAGCATGGTGAAGACAGCATTCATCGTCCTTACTTAATAGAGGAGCTTATGGATTGCATGAACAACTTGCTTAATGCAGGGTATCATTTACTAGAATGGTACAATACCGAAGTGGTTGATTAAGCCAACTTAGGGGTAGGTGATTGTCATCTACCCCATAACGTCAAGGAGAAACAAATGACTATTATCGAAATCAAGGTCAATATTCAGACCCATCTTAAACTTTTAGCGGAAGCTGCTATGGCTGGAGATAACGTCACTGCTGGTAAGCATTTCGATGAAATCATGAAGCTCACACAAGAGCTTAACAATCACGCTTAACGTCAAGGAGAAGTAGACATGACAGATACAGCTACACAAATCAAATCATTGTCAGACCAACTGGCAGTTCTCAAGGTTCAACAGGCCAAGGAGTTGGCTGGCGACAAGCCAGACCTTCCTCGGCTTGAGGACATCACAACTGACTATCTTGACACGATAGCCAAGCGTCTACGCACAGACACTTTTGAGGAGACTGCCAAGACATTTCACGATGCATGGCAGGATCACTACCATCAACTCGAGGTGTCACGGTTGATGTTCGCTGGCGAACATGACCTGACTATCCCACAGAAGATGTGCGACAGTCAGCTTCGCAACTTCGAGTATGAGATGGAGCAGCTTGTCGAATATGGTGACAGGGTTGGTCACTCTATCAAGGAAGCTGTTATCCTTGAGGAGATTTCACAGCTTGCATACGATGACCTCACTGACAAACAGAAGCAGCTTCGCAGTCAGTGGATAAACTACTACAATATGCACTATGTACTATTGCATCGTGTACGTCCTGAGATTGAGAAGCGCACTGGTTACACTATGGGTGCTTACAAATCACGCAAGCACCTTGAGTCAGAGGCCAAAGCCAAGAAGTGGCGGCCGAAGAACAAGCGTGTCAACATGGACACATGGTTGCTGATGTCCAAGTCCGAGCAGGACGCATACGTCAAGCAACATTGCACTCAACTCTAACACATCACACGATGGAAGCTATGGACTTCTCGTCCTGGCTTCCATCATATCCTACACACAGCGTTCAACTACCCACATGGGCTTGTTGACGCCTCAGACTCGGAGGAACTCATGTTTAAAACTAACTTCAAGAAACACATCAAGCGTGGTGCAATCGCTGGCTACAGCAACTACGAAAGATTTCGTATGTTTGCTGGTGCAGCAGAGATTGTATATCTCAACCCATCAATCAAACGTCTTGAGCAAATCAAAACATACTCTGACAATCTAATGAAGTCAGACTACACAGACCGTGACGTAAAAAGAAAAGCAAGAATTTTGCGTTCAGAATGTGAAAGCCAACAGATGTTAAAAGATGTATTGGCTAGATTTTCCAGACTCAGAACGGAGGGTGTCTTATGATATTCTACATTATCGCTGGTATATTTTCAGCACTGGCTATCCTGTTTTTGTTAGCCAAATTCGATTTCAAAAAAGTTCTTTGGCTTGACATCCCGATTGATATAGCCTCAACTGTCTTACTGGTCGCCATGTTTGCTGGCACATTTGCTGGCATGATGGCGGCAGTGATAGGGGGGTGCATAATTTCAGTCACACTTTACACTGTCAAAAAACTCAAAGGATATAAGAAGCCAATAAGAAAAGGTTTACGATATCAATGGGTTAATCAGAGATAACAACATGGAGATTACGATGGCTAAACGTATTACAAAAGAACGTGCAAAACACTTGCGTAAAACAAAGTCATCTAACCGTGAGAACAGACTGGCAAGAAGAAAAGCCAAGTTTGATCTTAACAAAGGAGATTGAGGTACTCACCGTCAGCTCGAGCAAGGTCGTCAGTAGTGCCACAGAGGGTCAGGTAACGTGATACCCTCACCAACCTCAACATAGCAAACGTAAGGAGAATACAGCTATGAATATTGCACAAATCACAGTATCAGGTAACGTGGGTGCAGACCCAGAGATTCGTGATGTCAACGGTACTAAGGTTGCTAACCTGTCTGTTGCTGTAAACGAAGGATACACCAACAAGCAGGGTGAGAAGGTGGAGAAGACCCACTGGTATCGCCTCGAAGCTTGGGACGGTAGCAATGGCAAAGGCCTCGTGTCGTCTGTCATTGAGCCGTATGTGAAGAAGGGCATTACCGTCTTTGCTCAAGGCTTCCCAATCATTGAGGAGTATGAGAAAGATGGCGTGACACATCGTTCATTCAAAGTTAAACTTGCAGGCGCAGGGTCTACCTTCCGTCTTGCGGGGA